CTCCTCTAGCCATCAAACCTTGTAACCCTGAACCTGATGTTCCTGTTCCTAAACCTGTACCTGAAGATCCTAAAGCTTTTTGATAACCCATTTTTGCACCTGACGCTGCACGAGCTGCTCTAATACCTTTAAGAGTTCTGTAACCTTTAGCCGCTGCGGGACCTACTCTTGCAAGAGTAGCGCCTATTCCCATTAATGCTGGTGGAATAAATAAAGGCATGTGTTATCTCCTTTGTGCCATGTTATAGGCAGCGTATGCACCTATTCCTGTACCTGCTGCTTGCGCTAGTGGGTTAGTCCCTGGTGCCGTGGTCGCTGTAACGGCAGACTGTGATGTTGGTAAATTAGTCATGATACCTTTTAAGAATTCTAGTCTTTGATAAGGTTCATAAGCTTGAGCCATGTTAGTTGCTCTTGATGCATCTAAAGCTTGTTGACCAAGTTGTTGTTGTACTCCACCGGCTTGTAATAAACTTCCAATGTCCGCTTGTTGCATTGATTGTTGTTGGCCTCCTAGAGCTCCAAGCATTTGACCTGCTTGCATTTGGTTACCTGCTTGAAATTGTTGTTGAGCTTGACCCGCTCCTAATGCAGTATTAAAACCTGATGCCATTGATTGACCAATATTTGCTTGAGTTGCTCTTTGTAATTCTGCTTGTTGTATACCTTCTCTTGCACCACCAAACGCACCTTGACCAACCGCTTGTGCAGATAATTGATTTTGTGCCATTTGACCTTGTCTTGCTATTTCATCAGTTACGTATGATTGATAAGGGTTTAGAAATTGATTTATGTTTGGACCAGCCATTGCTGTTTGTTGTGAACCTAATACAGAACCAATACCTGCAGTCGTTGCTGCACCTCCAACACCTGTTGTACCTGCTTGTTGAAAACCTGATTGTTGTAGACTAGAGGGTGCTGCAACTTGAAACGCCGGAATACCTACGGGAGTTGTTGCAAGTTTTGCTGCTTGATCGTAAAGAGCTAGTTTTCTGCTTTCTACTTCTGGTGCTTCTCTAGCGATTGATACTTGTGTTCCTGAAGTGGATCCACCACCTCCGCCGCTACTACCACCGCCTCCAAATATAAAACTCATATTATTTTAACTCCTTTGTGTATAAATATCTTTTTACTTGCCATTGTTTACCTTTTAAAAACTGTTGCCAACCCGGTCTTGCATGCACTGCTATCTTTTTGCAACCTTCTGATATTGCTAGATCCTCTATAGTGTCTGCAGCTTCGTCTTGCCATAGTTCTCTTTTTTCTCCTTTTAACAAAATAACTTCACACTGTTTATAATTTGGAAGTATCATTATTCTTGTTACAAATACCCCAAACACCTTGTATCGTATTCCGTCATCAGAACCAAACATCGTAAACAATTGAAAGGCTCCTTCTTTAATTCCTTCTTTAAGATCTTCAATACTCATGGGTTCGCCATCGTGTTTAAGACCTTCTCTTAACATGAACTCAACAAGTGACCAGTACTCATCAAGTTTTTTAGAGTCGATGTGTAATACAGCGACTTCTTTTTTAATTTTTTTCTTTTCTAGCTGCATCTAGTAAATCAAATACTCTTTTAAATCTAGCTTGTTGACCATAAAAGAAAGCTGCTCCTTTTTTTCTCATGTCTTTATAACTGCTAGGATCACCACCTTCGATAATACCTGCACCTAATATTGCATCTGCACGAGATACAAATTCTCCATCTGCTAGCTGAGCTAACATAGTATCTTCGTCTTTATCACCATTACCTGAACCGTCTTCTACATAACCCATTGCTCTAATGTAGTTGCCTTCGTCGTCCTTATCGTGATCTGTCATAGAAGGTAAATAATTTATACCCCCTTTATTAAATTTTTTTATTTCTGCAATCCCACCTTTGCTAAAAGAATACAAAGAATTATCAGTATAGTTATATGGAGATTGAGTTTGGTTAACGCCTGCAGCATCTGCTTCGTAATCATATTTATTTAAGATACCTTGTAACTGCGCATCAGCTTTTACTTTAGCTGCATCATAATCCTCTTGTTTAGTTCCTTCAGGTGGCTCAACCGGATCATCTTCGCCCGCTAATAATGTTGATGCTCCAAGACCTATTCCTAATTGTGCACCTGTAGATAAACCTCTAAAACCCGAACCCTCTGTTAAAATTTCTGTACCCGCCTTATTATATTTATCAGGTTGACCAATTAAATTTTTACCCATATCATATATTCCACCAGCGGCTTGAGATGCTTGTGAACCTAATGTTTGTTGTGCTACTTGTCCTGTACCTGCTTCTATCGCAGCTTGTCTACCTATAAAATTACCTGTGTTACCAAATGCTGTTGGTGCAAAAGAACCCATGTTAGGCCCCATTGTAGAACCAAAGCCTGCCATACCTGCAACTTGTCCTATACCGCCTGCTATTGCAGCGTCTCTTAATGATCTTTTTGTAGATTTACCTCTAAGCTTTTGAATGCCGAAGGTTGCTAGTGCTATTGTAAATGGATCCATAATAATTTTTTACAGTTATTATGCTATTTTAACTTATATAAGGCTATTCTTCAATATCACCCGATTTTATAGAACTCATCTTTAACTTTACCTGTGTAATGATGTTCTCCAATATGGCTTATTTCTTCATCAACTAAGGCGTATATTTTCTGATTAATAGATGTCCAAAGCTTACAGAAAAAGAAGTCTTCACCCATATAAGTTTTATCTTTTGGACTCCAATAAGTATCAAAAAAGTTAAAGTAATTTGGTCTGTCTACCAACTCACCGTTCATCATAGTTTTTTGTTTTATTATTAACTCTTTATAATGCTCAATAAGCTTATTAAAGGCAGATCTTTTAATCATCATCATACCTGTTGGTCCTTTTTTAACCTCAATAAAACCGTCTACGGGGGTAATATTTTTTGTATCTGGTAACTCAATAGGGAATAACATACCCATGGTGCTTATATTATCATCAGGTCTAGCTTCAAAATCTTGTCTAAATTTATTATCAGTTCTCTGTTTCATTGGGTAGGGTATTAAACTTATCTCATGCTTACAATTAAATAATCTATAAACAGATCTAGTAGAAAACTCTATATCAGAATCTATAAATAACATTTGATCTGCATCTGAATTTAAGAAAGAAGAAGCAAGTAAGTTTCTCCCTTGTGTTACAAGGGAAGACTTCATTAATTGAAATGTTACTTTAGTTTTATTTAAAATACATTCTTTTTGTAAGTCTAAACAAGCTCTCATAAAATGAATGGATACGTCTGAATGCACAGGTGTGCAAACCATTAAATGGTTTTTATTTATTTCTTTTGACACTTATAGCTCCTTTCAAAAAGTTTTCCCAATGTCCTGCTATATATTTCCAATCATAAAATCTTTTATAATATTCTTGTTGGAATTTAAGTCCGTTACTTAAATCTTGTTTTAAAATATCTTTTGTTCTTAAAATACATTCAGCTAATTGTATTGATAATTTAGGTTTGTTTTGAGTATAGGGTATATAAATTGGAAACTCACAGCATGTTTCTGGTATTGCGCCGAGGTCCGTGGTTATTAAAATCTGACCCGCTGCTAACGATTCCATAGCAGAGATACAAAATGTTTCTTCCCAGATACTAGGAAAACAATTAACATCATAATCTTTTAACTTAGTCATTAAAGTTTTATGGTCACAATAACCCATGTAATTTACATTAGGTAAAGATCTAGCTTTTTCATATAGTGGTTTATATTGATCATCATTACTTTGCTCAAATGATTTACCATAAATTTTTGTACTAGAATAAACATCTAAAGTTATATCAGGATCTTTAATTGCATCCATAGCAGCTAAAGCTATTTCTAACCCTCTCCACGGTGTAGAAATGTAACACAATTTAACTTTAGGTTTTGGGGTAAAATCTGTTTTTAACTGTAGCTCATCATAATCAATTGCATTTTTAATTACAGTACATCTATCTTCAGGTACTTGAAAATGTTTCCTAAAGTTTTCGTAATTCCAATGACTATTAAAAACATACCAATCATATTTAGAATGATTATCTTTATTTTTAAACCAAGGATGAATATTAGGTTGATCGTAAGAATTTTTCTGCCAAAGAATATTTGATTTAACAGGATCTAATGGAATCTTTTCTGGAACTGAAGTAGTAATTTGTACAGAATCAAACACACCTTGGTTAATGTGTTTTTTAAGATAAGCTAGTTGTAGTTCTGTACCGCCTGCTGGTTGCATTATACCTTTGTTTTACCAAAGATACTCATAGATGCAACTGTTATTTTTTGATTTATTTGTAAATCTTCACCTGTAGTGTCTGTATCATTATTAGCCACATCAGCATCAAACTCAGCTTTGTCAGCATACAGCTTACCTGTTCTTTTATTCTTAACTTCTTCTTCTGTTTTAGCTGGAATAACTGGTACTTCTTTCCCGTTAATCATTACTGTTTTTTGTGTCATTATCCTCTTCCTTGTCTGTTGTACTTTTTATAACACCTTTTCTTACTTTTGTTAAGACTCTTCGTATGACGTCTCAAACGCTTCTTAGGTTTATCTCTAGGAGTAAAATGTTTAAAACTTTGTTTAGCCATTTTCCTGTGATCTGTCTATTAAAGCATAACTTATAGCACCTGATACTTCATTAGCTGTATCTACTTGTAGTTCAATAATATCACTTGCTTCTAAGTTTAGCGATTCTTTAATTAAATTATCTGTAGATTTGTTTAAAACAACATGGCCTATTTGAACACTAGAAGCTCCTGATTTTTTTATAAATAAATCGGTATTTACATTACTTGCAGTATCGTGAACTGCTTGTACATTTTTAATAATAATAGTTGCATCTGCAGGACAGGTTAAAACTGTTGTGATGTTAGTCGTAGTTAAATCAAATGTTTCGCTTTTATATCTTATTGTCATGACATGAAATAGTTAAATGTGTTTTGTTCATTTTTTTGTTCTTCTTGATAAGAAGTGTTTAATTGATTTTGTAAAGTCTCAATAGCTGCATTTATTTGTCTGAAAGTTTCTGTATTAAACTCCTGTGGTGGTTCAGGTAAAAATACTTGTACTTTAGCCATTATCTTCTTCCATCAGGTTGTATGTCAAATCTAAATTGACCAAATCTCCAACTTTCATTCAAACCATCATTTTCTACTTTAACTGCAGCAAGTCTTGCTCTTGCTCTTGTGTCTACTTTATTCGTAGATGAGCTAATTGTAAATGGTCCTAGTGGGGAGCTTCCTTGTGTTTGAGAGGGGTAGTCTCTAGTTGTTATTGTAATTTTTGCATTACCATTAATATATTTAAAATCAGGTATAAATCTTCTAAGTTTTATAAAATATTCCCCATCACCCTGAGCATCTAGATCAAAATCACCTGAGGTTATAAATGCAGGAATTGCAGTCGTTGTGCCATCCGCTAATACTTGGTTAGTCCCTATTTCATGATTAAATACTCTACTTGCACCGTTCGATACTCCCTGAACTGTTGGTGTTGTAGGTGTAAAACTAGCATCAAACTCTGTAGCTATAGGTTGATCAAATAAGTGAGCGCCAGTAAAAGTTGTTCTAGCTAATGAACCTGTAGTCCAAGTTTGTTCTGCATAATTAAAAGTTACTTGTCTATCTATATAACTTGAAGTAGAGGATGCGTAAAACCAAGATATCTCAGAGAATAAAGAATTGTGAGCCGCATAAGTTATTTCTGAACCATTAGCAAAATTAAAACCTGGTGCATTATCGTTAGTTTGAAATACAAAGTCTTCTACTAGCGATGGCAAAGCTTTAACAGTACCATCAAACATAAAGAACCCACCTGAATCTGAAATCCAGTAAACAGCTCCATTAGCATATACTATTGAATGTTGTCCAATGCATCCACAGTTTGAACCCACTTGTCTAATACTAAAAGTAAAAGGAGGTCCCACAAACTGCATAAGGTACGCAGAAGTATCTGTTAAAATTAATATGTAATCTTTTGCTTTTGCAGCACCTACAATTTTGGTACCACTATCTATTCTAAATGAACCCGCAGTGTTAACTGATGTTGCAGTATAATCAGTTAAAGATTCTTGATCTGAGAATCTAATAAACATTTTATCCTGTGTTGATGCTGAACCTATAGTTGTTTCAGTTCCTAAAATAATTAAATGCCTATCTCTATCAGATACCATACTCATAACAGATCTTGTTGGTGCTCCAGATAGTATAGTTGCTCTAGCTGCTATTCCTGATCCTCCATCCGGATCCCATGAGAAAGTAGCTCCGTTTTTAATAGTTGCAATTAATAATTCACCATAATTATCTAAAGACCATGAAGCTGGATCTAGTATTGCATTTGAAGTAGTTCTTGGTGTACCCCAAGTAGAAGCTCCGTATAAACCTGTACCAAAGCCATAACCAAAGGCTTGTTGTAAGGGTCCTATTTTATAGTAAGGTTTACTATCAAGAGTACCATCATTTGTTGCGCCTGTTCCTGTTTCAGCAGTAGGCATTAAAATTGTAAAGGTTGAAGTAGTAGGTGCTAGTTGTACTTCAAATAAAATATCATCAAAGTCAGTAGCTGTATAATTTGTTTGACCACCTGTAAATGATCCGGCATTGTCAAAAGTTAAAAGATCACCTGGCTCTAGGTCGTGAGCCGTGGGTGTTGTAATTGTAACCGTTGTTGAACCATTAGTTGTAGTAATGTCACATCCGGTTTTTGCTAAATTTGCATCAAAAGGTGTAACGTCATAGTAGTCATCCCCATTGTAAATATATAAAATTTTGTTTGTACCGATAGCTAAGAATTTTCTGCCATCTAAATCAGCCCAAGTATGTGAAGCACGGCCCGCTCCTACAAGTTTCTTGTCCATAATTTCTG